GGCCAGGGATTCGGGGGAGAAGTAATCGCCTTGGAGAACGAGCGTCTGCGACGGCTGCGCCGGGGCCGCCGGGCCGATGGACGAGCCGGGGCCGCCGATGTTGGGCGAGCCGCCGCCGCCGATTGAGTTCTTGCCGACGTTGTTGATCTGCACAACGCCTGCCGCAATTGCAGCGGCGGCAGCGGCAGCGCCAAGGGCCGGGCCAACGATGGGGATACCGGCCAGCGCAGAATACGAGGCCATGGCCGCGCTTGCTGTGTCGGTTGCAATCTTTGTTTTCGCGGCTGCTTCGCCGATTGCCCTAGCTCTTTTGCTGTGGCTCTGTTGCAGCACGGAAAGATTGTTCATGAACTTGCCATATTCTTGGGCAAGTAGCTGCTCGCGCTCTTTTTTCCTTCGGGCTTCCTCCTCTGCGTTTTCTATTTTTTTCCGGATTGCCTCTTCGTCGATTGCTACGATTTTATTGGCCGTATTTTGCGCGTCCGTCACCTCCGCAGCCCGTGCCTCGGCACGAGACTGGGAAGCGGCCTGAGCAGCGTCAACGGCGGCTGCAACGCGATCCGATGGAAGTGCGCCGTCTACAATCGCCGCAATCGCCGCAGATTCCTCGGCGGCCAGATCGCGGAAACCAGCGGCGGTGCCAGCAAGGAACTGGCTCCCCTCGGCTTGGTATCCGCTGAAAAGCGTGCGATACGACTCCATGGCCTTGGCGGAAGATGCCGACAGCCCCTTCATGGATTCGTCGAAATCCTTCCGGGCGGTGGCCCCCATGTCTCCCACCGCCACCTGCACGGCATTGGCGGCGGAGAGCATCGCCGTGCCCGCCTCAATGTCGAACCGCATGACGGCCTCGCTGGTCATGCGAAGCAGCGAGGCCAACTGTCCGCCAACGAACTCGACGAAATCGTAAACTGGGATTTTTGCCCCAGTCCATCCAACCTTGAGAACAGAGAAGAGGACATCAGCCCCGGCCTTGATGGCGTCCCATGCGCGGCCAAGGTAGACACCGATGGTCTGCGCGACCTTGACCACGGTGTTGCCGGTCTGGAGCCACGTTTCTGCGTACCAATAGACACCGACCCGCAGGCTGCGGAAAACCACCTCCAACCCTGACCACGCATCGGCCAGGAAGCCCACGATCTTGACCCCCCAACTGATGACGGAATCCATAACCGTCCCGAAGCCACCAGTTTCCTTGCTGGCGTTAACCAGGTACTCGGAAATCAGGTTGATGATCGGGGCCAGTTTCACGGCGGCGACGTTAAACGCACCCTCCATGACCATCTGGATGCGGGCGAAGGACCTGTTCGATTCCTCCACCTTGGCCGCATCCACGCGGGACAGGGCGAGGCCCAACTTGCTGGCCTCGTCTCCGGCCTTCGCAAGGTCCTTGCTGCCGATGGCCAGGGCGTTGACCATCTTTGCGCCCTCGTCGCCCAAGAGGGCCACGGCTGCGGCGGTGCGTTGGGCGGGTGACTCAAGCCCCTTGATGGCGTCGGAAATTGCCGCGAATTGTTTATCGGCGGACATGCCGGAAAGGTCACTGACCGACAGCCCGAGGGACTGGAAAGCCGCTTCGGCCTGCTTGTTTCCGGCGGCGGCTTGACCGACCTTCACGGATAACTTGGTCATCGCCTGTTCAAGCTGCTCCGTCTCGACCCCGGCATCTTTCGCAGCCAGGCGCATCCCCGCCAGGGATTGCGTGGTGACACCAAGGCGGTCAGCGGACTTGGCCAGGGCGTCGATCCGCTCCGACGCCCGCGCAACGCCAGCGGTCAGGCCCGCGACGGAGAGGCCAGCACTGATCGCCCCGAGCGGGGACAGCATCGAACTCTTGAGCTTGTTGCCAAACACCTCAGCCGACTTGATCGCGGATTGCGTCGAGCGACGGAATGCGCCCGTCGTCAGGGTGAGCGCAACGTTGAGCCGGGTGAGGGTCGAGGACATGGATCAGGATTTCCGAACCCGCTTGATTCCCGCCAATATCATGCCGCGAACACCGGCCTTGCGGTGGATCTCGCGCACGTCCTTCCGCAGTCCTTCGATCTCGCCGGGCAGCATGCGGCCCGCGCTGTCGCCGTAGGCCACGGCGTGGACCACGGCGCGACCAAGTAGGACGACGGCGGCGAGCAGGCCAAGGCCAACCACCGTGCCCAGGACCGGGGCAAGCCACGGGCCAGCGGAGAGGACGCCAAGGCCCACGCCACCGGCAGAGGCCACGACGGCGGGAAGGGCGAGGCCAAGGCGCGGCAGGCCAAGACGGAACAAGACGACGGCAGCCACGACGGACGCAGCCAGGGCCAGGGCCAGGCCAACGACGGCAACCCGGCGATCCCGCACGGCCTGTTCCGCTGCTGCCTGTTCGCGGGCCTGTTTGGCGGCGGCGGCGGCGCGGCGGTCCAGCTCGTCACGCTGGGCCACGGCTCGGGATTCGGCGGCGGCGCGGAGGCTGGCCAGGGTCGCGGCCAGGGCCTGCTGTCGGGCGGCTTCTCGCACGGCTTGATGGCGGTCCTCGGTGGTGGCGGCGGTATCGGCGGCGGCACTGGCGCTGGCGGCAGCGAGCCGGGCGGCGGCTTCTTGGGCCGCGAGGTCATCGGCCTGGACCTGTGCCGGTACGGGCGTGCGGTCGATGGCCACGGCGGGAGCCGCAGCGCATGAGCTGATGAGGCTGGCCAGCGCGATTAACGCGACGGCTGCCAAGGTCAGGCCGATGGCGTTGATGATGCCACGGGCGGCGGCAATGGGGTCGCCGTCGTTGTCGCCGTCGCCGTTCGTCATGCGTGCCCCTTGCTGGTAATCAAAGCCCACAGGGTCCCGCCAGCCAGCGTGGCAAGGGCTGCCAGAGCGGCCCACACCACGCCAAAGCGGGTACGGGTTTCAAGGTTGCGATCCTTCTCGGCCTGAAGGCTCTTTTCTAGGTCCTCAACGCGACGCTTCAATGCCGCAACCTCGGCTTCCAATTGCTCTTCCTGGCGCTCCAGGCGCTGGGCATGCTCGGCAAGTCGCAGGTCCCCGGCGTGCAGCCGGTCCACGATTCCATCGATCTTCTTGGCCATGTCGCGGATCGTGCGAAGGACCTCCGTGCGGAAGGTCTGGTCGTCCACCCTGGTAGGGACTTCGCGGGGCAGGAATTCGGTATCTTCGTTGCTCACGGTCAGTCCTCCGGGCCAAGCCCGAAGGCCACCAAGAGACGCGCCGCCGCCGGGCTTGCCGCAAGCATCTGCTTGCCCTGGGCAGCCTCAAGTAGGGCCTTGATTGCGTCCCGGTCCTTCTCGCTGATTTCGATGGGCGGGAGCACCGTGCGGCCCCACGCCTTGGCAGCCTGCTCGTATTCGCGCCAGTCGCAGGGCTGGCCATCGCGGCCCGGCTGAATCGGGGGCAAGGGCAGGTCGGTCAGGTGGTCCTCCACCCACAGCCCGGCGCGGATGAGCTTAGGGCCGGACATGAGGCCGGGCTGCGCGGCGATCTGGCCCAGGAGTTGGGCGGAAGCAATGGTAAGGGTCAATGAAGTCATGGGGTTTTTTCGCTGTTTTCTGCGGATTCTCGACGGGTGACGGCGGCGGAATAGCTCTCCGCCCACGCAGCGTCCGAGAGGAACGCGGCTCTGCAATGGCCACGTCCCAGCACGCTATCTATCCGCGCCTCTGACCACCACCGACAGCGGTAGGAACGCCCGCTGATAGACTCGTTCGGGTGGCCCCCCAGCAGGACGGCGTTACCGAGCTGAGACAGAGCCGAACCAACTGCCACGAGGTAGCGGGCAACGCTCATTTTTCGGCCAGAATCTCAGCGAAGGAGTGCGGCGGTAAACCAGGGTCCGCCATCGTCGGATTGCCACCGGCCATGATAGACGCCTTGGCCGCGTAGTACCCCGACCAAACGGAATCCGCCCAAGCATAATTGGCCAGAATCTTCCCCTTGGCCGTGGCGGAAACCCCGGCGTCGATCAGCCAAAGCAGGTAGGCCGCCCGGTCGTTGTGGTCGATCCGCCGCCCCCATTCGTCCGCTTGCGTCCAAGCCGCCTGCACCAGGTCGGGCCGGTCGTCCTGGATGCGCTCCACGGTGGCCGGGCTGCCGGGGTGGCCCAAGCCCACGAGGAACGCCTGCGCGGCCTCGTGGGTCACGAACTCGACGGCACCGCCGGGGAACTCTGCACGGTAGCGGGTGACGGTGACGATGGGCACGGTCAGGTCCTCGGCGTGGTAAAGGTGCAGTCGAAATAGTAGTCGTCGATCTCAAAATTGCGGGCGGTCGTCCCCACGGATTTGACGATCTGCCCAGGAAGAAGGCCAAAGGCCCGTGCGGTTCCGTTGGGGATATTGGTGGCGATGGTGGCGCAAAGCACGCCATCAATTACGAAATCCACCGAGTTTCCCGCCGCGTTTACGCTAATTTCGAGCCAGTAGTACTGATTCGCCACCACGGGCACCGTGCTGTCAGTCGCGGTTTCGGTGCTGTTAGATCGGGATACACACGTCCAGTTCCCGCCGTTTTCAGTGTGAGTGTAACGGAAAAATACGGCGTCAACGCCGTCGCCATTGGCGGAATCCGATAGGCCACCGCCACGGAATAGGAATGTTTCCGTTCCGTCTGAGAGCGCGGCGATCCTGAGCCGAGATCCGGCCAAAATCTGTCCGGCCCCGGCGTGGAGCGTCTGGTTGACGATTGAGGTTGTGGCCACCGAATTGACACTGCATCGCCCGGTGGCCGTCGTGCCGGTACCACAAATCAGCGTCCCCCAGGCTCCGCCGGAAGGGGCGAGTCCCGCGCTCGTGCCCGCGCCGGTCCCGCTGGAAATTATTCCAAGGCCACCAGCCAAGACCGAACCGACAAACGGCTCCACAAACGAAAATCCGCGCAGGAGGTCGCGCTTCTGCCCCACGTTGCGTACTCCCAGATTCTCGCGGGCTGTCACCACGTTGGTCACGTCCGACAGGTTAGACGCCCGTTGGCAGGACGCGGCGATGGCGTTGGCCTCGGCGGTGGCGGCGGCTCCCGCCGTCTCTGCGCTGATGGCCGTCCGTGCCCCGGCAGCGTTGGCCGCGTTCAAGAGCGTCACCACGTCAGCGGAAGGCTCGAAGCGATTACCTCCGGCGGTCGCGCCGTCGTCCAGTTCCATGGCGTCTCCGGACGCCAGGGCGCGGCTGGGAAGGTCTTTAATGCGAACGTCAACCATGGGTCAGGCCCTTACGATGCGGGGGTCGCCACCGCGCACGATGCGGCGGTCCCCGGTGGAACGAACGATGCGATAAGACGGAACGGGCGGGGGCGAAGGCGTGAGCACGCCGCGCCCGCTCCCGACTGAAAAAAGACGGGTGGAGCGGACGCGCACTAGACCAGCTCCGTCACTTCCAGCGTGGCATCCACACCGGCGGTGCGGATCGCGCTGATGCTGGCGGCGAGCGGCACCGCCACGTCAATCCGCTCGCCCTCGGCAAGATAGTGGCTGGACGCGGTGGCCGTCTCATTGATGGCGAAGCGCAAGGCCGCGCCCCGTGCGTGAATCGAAATCCGGGTCACGGTGGCCGTCAGGCTGGTGCTACCGGCAGCGACACCGGCGGCGACTTGGCGGGCCACGCCGGGACGCCCCAGCGGCTCCACCGGGAACGGGTCCTGGTGGGAAACCGCCGTGGGCTTTCCGCGAATCAGGGAGACGAAATAGGTGGAGAGGGACATGGGGATGGCTCCGGTTTGACAATCTTCGCACGGCCACCGAGCAGGCGGTCAAGGGCCTGAGCGGCTTCTTCTTTGGTCTTCGGTCGCACGGGCCGCTTTTCGGGCGGCACCGCCATATCTGCCTCGCGGGTGTAGTAGGCGATCCAGCACAGCAGTTCGGCCCAGCTCATGCGCTGGGTTAGGTCTGCCACCGTCATGCCGAGGTCTTTGGCAAGACGGAAGCAAACCAGCAACACCGGGTCGCTATTCAGTTTCCCGCGAGTTCTCCGGGCGCGTCGTCGGAGAGGTCGCCCTTCGACTCGATGGCGGTGAGCAACTGCTCCGCCACGCCGAACGGCATGGAGGAAGCAGCGGCCTCGTCAGCGTCAGAGAAAATCCGCTCGCCCGTCTCGTCAACCACGCAGTCCATGAGCATTACGGTGCTGGTGCGCTGCTTGGCGTTCTCGACAGCGGCCAGGGCGTCAGCCTCGGCCTTGAGCAGTTCGGGGTTCGTGGGGTCCTTGGCCAGCGCGACAGACGCCGCCTTGTGGCGGTCGTTGGGCGTGGCCATAAGCGCGTGGATTCGGCCCATCCCGGCGACGGTGAGGGGACGAACCCACACCTGTCCGCCAAGAATCGGCACGTCCACGGGCTTGCGCTGGAGCTTGCCCAGGGCTTCCAGGACTCGGGCCTTGGTCGCGCTCACGGACGCACCGCACGAGTAGACCAGGGACGCAGGACCACGCGGGTCGTGCTGCCGTTGGCGCCCACGCCAAGGATTGACGTGCGGTTGCCGGTGGCCAGGTCGGCAACGGGGGCGATGCCGCCGGGGGTGGCGGAGAGGACGTAGACCGAACCGGCGGCGACGGTCGCGCCAACGGTGTAGGGTCCGGCGGTCTGCACGCGCAGGGGCTGCCCGGCGGCGCAGTTGTTGAGCGCAACGCCAGCGATGACGGACAGCGTTTCCGACGTGTCGTTGTTGTCGGCCAGGCGATACTGGCTGTTGTTGTCCTTGTAGACCACCTGACCGGCGGTGACGGCCACGGCGGCAATGCCCTGCTCAAATTGTGCGCCCTCGGACTCGGTGCCGGGGAGGACGCTGGCGGCGGTGATGGAGAGATCGGCCATGATTTACGTGCTTTCTTGAGTGGGTGGATTAAGCGCCAAGGGTTTTGGTGATGTCGCCGTTCACCACGATGGTGACTTTCGTCATCATCCGCTGGTCAACCTTCATTTCCTCGCCGCCCTGAGACGACACGAAGCCATTGAAGACCAGCGTGGTGGGCGTCGCCTGACCAGTGAGAAGCGGATAACGGATCGTGATCTGCTCCGGGTCGCGCTGCGTCAGGTTGAGCTGCGAGGGATCGTGGTCGAACTCGCAGGAAATCTCACCGACATTGATGAGTTTCGCGGGCTTTTTGGTCTTGGCCGCAGTCGTGCCAAGGTGCGTGGTGTCGATGACCTCGCGCGTAGATTCGGGAAGGGTCAGGCTGATGAGGTCAGCCGAGAACAGACTGGAGCCGAAGGCAATTGAAGCTCCGGTGCCTTCAAGGGCGATGGTGGGCATGGGTGTTTTTCCTTTGGGAAGGGTCAAGAGGAGACGGAGGCAAGGTGCCTATGAAGTTCGGTTTCGACGGTGCCGAGGATGGCCCGGCGGTGGGTCGTGATGGCCCCTTCCAGGAATCGGGCCGGGCCAGCGCGGCGGCGGATGCGGCCCTTGCGGTCCTTGCCGAACTCGATCAAGCGGGCGTACTGTTGGGCAGTCTTGCGGTCTTCGATTGCGCCCTTTGCAACCGCACGGTCGCGGACCTTTCCACGGCCAGACACACGGCGCTCGCCGCTGGCGGTCTTATAAACGAAATCACGGCGCGTTCCCACGCGGGCGGTGAACGCATCCCCGCGCTTGTTGCTGCGGGCCAGCCTGCCGAGGCTCGCACGCAAGCGGCCCGTTGGCCCCACTGGCGCGTTTTGCTTGGCGGTGGCGAGGACCGGGGCCATCGCCGTGACCGTGATTTTGCGGGCCATTTGACGCAACTGCGGCCCGCCAAGGCGTCGCATTTTGCGTCCAAGTTCCTGCCAGCCTTCGAGCCTGATGAGGCTGTCGCTCATGCGGCCCTCGACAGATTGCAGGCAAAACACACCTCGAAGATGTCGCCCTCACTGGGGCGGTCCTCTTCCTTGGTGCGCATCGGAGGCACCGGCATTTCAATCGACATGATGCCGGGGTATCCCTGTACGTAGTCGCCAGCGCGGGCTTCCATTTGTTCGAGGATCGCGCCCACGGCGTTCGTGAAGGTGAAGGTCGCGTCCGGCTCATCGCCAGAGGCTTCTGACCGGAACCACAACAGGAGGTCGGACCCCGAACGCATCTTCCACTTGCCGCCGGTGGTGACGGCCTGGCGCTCGCGGGCCACGTCGCCGAAGTCGATCAATGCCAGCGGGTGCGGCGGGTTTTCGGGAGTGACCAGGAGATGCACTCGCTCCAGCGCTTCGGCCTCCGACGCGGCACCGACCCAAGCCTGAAAGGCCGGGCATGCGGCCACCAGCAACCGGAGGGTTGCCAGAGGTTCGCTCAGGATGCCGGTGGGGGTGACGGGCATGGGGTCAGCGCTTGGGGTTGGTCAGGGCCTTGCGGCGGCGGGAAAGGTGGAGGACGTAGGTCCATGCGTCTTGTGGCTCGACGTGGCGAACGTCCCACGTCTCGCCTTCTCGGTCGATTTCGGTCCGGGCGTAGTTGGCGGCGGCGGTGAAGTCGGATCGCTTCACCACCAACAGGGCTTGTCCCGTGTACGTCACCATGCCCGCCCCGTCCGAATCCTGCACGCCGTCTGCGTTCACACGCTTCCAGACGCCCTGAATCGTGGACGGGGTGGAGCCGTCGAAGCGGATGGCCAGCGTCTCGGCATGCACGGACCACAAGAGCGCACGGCCCCTGGAATCCATGAACGATGCCCAGGCGCTGGCCATCTTCGCTCAACGCACAATGGCGTTGAAGGCCGTAGCGCGGGCGCTGTTGCTGGCGCTGGCCACGCTCTGCTGGCAGGTCAGCACCAGGGTTTGCTCGGCGGTCGTGTCCAGGGCGCTGGCGTCGAGCAGGGTGTTGAAGCCCGTGGTCTTGAGCATGCCATGCGAAGCGCCAACGATGGACCCGCTGGCACCGTCCTCACGAACCACGACCTGGCCGGAAATCACGGCAATATCGTTGTTCGCCAGGTCAATGGCGGTGGTGTCCGCAACCACGGCACCGGCCACGCCGCCCAGGCGCACACGATACCGGAAGGTGTCCGTGCTGTTGGTGCTGGTGGCGATGGTGGCGGCAAAGAAGTCGATGATCCGTCCCTGCTTGAGGGCACCCGCCGGGATGGCGAAGGTGGACATCACGGTTTCGCTGGTGGTGTTCGTGACCGCCGTGCCGTTCGCGGTGATGACCTGACGCAGGGCCAGGCCAGCGGTGGCGTTCAGCAGGACGCGCACCACGAGGTCGCCGCTGATCTTGGCGCGGGTGGCGCGACCCACGCGATAGGTGGCGTCAGCGTGGCCAGCGGGCACGGCCAGGAAGTTGACGGCATCCCAGAAAACATCTTCGCCCTCGGAAAAAACCGTAGCCGAAGCGCTGTTGAAATCGAGGATGCCCTCAGCCACAACGGAGCCGAGGACGTTGGCGGCAATGGCCGTCAGCGTGACGCCAACGCGGCCATCCGGCAGCAGGACGACGGCACCGCCGTCGAGGGGGGCAGCAGGGGTGTACGGGAGATAATCGTCACACTGGACGAAAGAGGCGCGAATGGTCATGACCGAAGTCCTTGGAGAGAAGGGGGAGGGGCTTGTCACCGAGGCCCGCCACGGCACCACGCCGGGCGGGCTTTGGTGTCAGGGCTGGCTTACGCCTCGCCCTTGCTGCGGGCGGCGGCGCGGAAGTCCTGCTTCGCCACGCCGAAGTCGTGGTAGCCGCGCATCTGGATGCCGAGGGTGCCGAAGTCGGCGTCGGCGGTTTCGATGGTCGGGGACTCCTGGCCGTTGAGAAAGGCCACCTCGATGGCCGCCAGGTCGGCAGGATTGGCCAGCAGGTAAAACGCCTTGGCACTGTTGCCGGTGTACTTGGCATTGCCCAGGTACGCGGACACCACCGGCTCGAACTTGCCAGCGTGGGGATTCTGCGTCGGAGTCTTGGTGTTCGCGGTGTTGTCGCGGACTTCCAGGCTCCGGGCGATGGCGTTGCCGAACGCGGCCAGCGCGGTGGGCAGCAGGAGGACGCCGGGGGTGACGCCCAGGGGGCGGCCCTCGGTGTCGGTCTGGTCGAGGAACAGCTGCTCCAGGGCGGACAGCGAATCAATCGACAGGGCGGTGGTGGCCCCGGTGATCAGGTTCTTGTTGCCGGTGGCGAAGAACGAGGCGTTGTTCATGAACTCAGTCCAGAACACGTCATTCAGCTTGGTGCCAGCGCCACGGCCAAGCTTGCGCGGGGCGGCGGTAATCGCGCCCAGGTCGTCGTTGATCATGTCCGTGCGGCTGATGCCCAGCAACTTGGCGTAGGTGTCCGCCTTGTTGGTGAACGACTGCTCGGTGGCGGTGCCGTGGGGGATCGCGCCGGTAGGACCAACCTTTTCATACTGGTCGTCGCCCGTCATCCGGTAGCTGGTGATCGTCTTGAAGTCGTTCACCGGGCGGATGGCAGCGATCTTCTTCCACGCCTGTTCAACGCTGTTGTAGCCGTCCAGCAGGAACTTGTTCGCGCTGCTCGACAGGATGCCGCCCATATCGACGGTGGAGAACTGGCCCGAAGCCTGGAGGCTGAACGCAGCGCGGAGAACACCGGCCATGTCCTGGCGGAAGCTGCGGCCCGTGTAGCCGTTGCTCCACGCGGCTTCGAGCAGCAGCTCTTGCAGGCCAAGACCACGGCGGAACTTCTTGGCGGCGGCTTCCAGGGTCTTCTCGTCGAACAGGCTTTCGGCATCGCTGTGACGGCCCGACAGGCACACGGCGGCTTGCAGAATCTGATCCGTCACGCCGGACACGCTGCCCGAGTGGATGGCCGGGGCCTGGGCGCGGGAGGCCCGCAGGACTTCCAGCTCCGCCTTCTCGGAGGTCCAGCCTTCGCGGATGGCCTGAGCCAGGATCTTGGGGTGGGCGGCGGCGATGGCCTGGAGGGCAGCCACGCGCTCAACGTCAGCGGCGGCCTTCTCGCGCTGGGCCTGGAGGTGGTCAGCCTGGGCAGGCTTGGCCGTGGCGGGCTTGTGTGCGGCCTTGAAGGCCAGGGCCAGGGCGGCGCGGGCAGCCTTGGCTTTTTCGGGCGCGTCGGCAGCCTTGGAAGCCTCGGCTTCGTCGGCATCGCCCATGGCGTCGAACGCCTTCTGCAACTCGGCAGTGGCCTCGGGGGTGAGGGTGGCGGGGTCAAGCCCCAGGGATTTGAGCCAGTCGGCGAAGTTCATGATTTTGGATTCCTGAACGGGGGAGGGTGGAGCGGCGGCGGTCATGGCCGCATGGGTGGAATCGTCGTTTCCGAGGGCGACGAAGGACACCTCGGACAGGCGAGAAGAACGGACCACGCAGAGCGGGCCGTTAAAGGTCTGGCCGTTAATCGTGGCCTCTGCCCCGGCGGCGATTTCCTCGATTGCGAGGATGTCGGCACCGATCGACGCTTGCCACGGGAAGCCATTGTCGCTGTTGGCCACCACTTCCGCAGCCGCTGGACCGGTGCCGGAAACGACGCCATCAACCGCCAGGGTCTTGGCGTCGTTGGTGATGGCCGTCGAGTGGCCCACCACCTGCGCGGTGTCGTGGTCCTTGAGGATCGGGCGGGCCTTGTCCGTGACCTGGAGGCCGGTCAGGTCGAGCACCACCGGGGACGTGGACCACGGGAAGCGATAGACACCGCCGTTGTACGCGGCCATGTGGAACTTCCGCAGTCCCTTGCCGTCGCCTTCGACGGGGGCGAGGGTCGCTGCGCCGGTCAGTCGAATGGGCCGGGATTTCGCGTCGGAGGCGGTCAGGCGGCGGATGGTCATGGGGCCACCTCAGAGAGCGGTGCAGGGGTCGCCGCCGCAGCGTTGACCATGGCCTCGATCTGTTTGCGATCGACGCCGGGGAAGGCGATGGTCAGCACGCCGATGGCGGCGTCTGCGCTCAAGCGTTTGGCGGTCACCTCGGCAAGAACGCCGGTCATCGCCGTGATTTGAATGCCGTTCATGGCCTGCATCTGCACGTCGCCGGAAGTTCCGTCGCCGCCGTACTGCGTCGCCAGCTCCTTGGTTCGCTGGGTGATTTTGGCCCGCATTTCCAGGCGTTCCTCCCAGTCGTAGCCCTTGGCCGCGTAGATTTCCGAAAGGTCGGTCGTGCCGTTTTCCAGTCGGATTTGATCGGCCTTCGCTTCGCTCTCCGGGTCGATGTGGGAGAATCCGTCCCAGTGCCACGCATGGCCGGTATCGGTGGCCGACATCCGCAGCGGCTGCGAAAGGTACCCCTCGACCAGCACGGCCTCACGGAACCAAGCCGCAAAAATATCTTCGAGGACCTGGGCCTCCATGCGCTCGCGGTCAACGCCGATGGAACGCCCGTAAATCTGCCAGTCCAGACGGCCAGACGAGTAGTTGTACCCCGACGAATTGCAGGCCGCCACGTTGTACGGCATGTTGATCGTGCGTGCAATTTCGTTGAGGATTTCGCGCTTAACGTCGGAGTAAGTGGAGGTCGGATGCTTGGCCTCCATCTGCGTCACGTCCCACCCCTCGGGCAGGGTCAGGATGGCTCGGCGCTCAAACTCGATCCGCTCGAACTCCTCGGCCTTGGCGGCTTCCTCGGCACTGGCCGCGCCGTTCGTGTGCATGATCGCGGCCAGGTCGGCAGCGGTTTCAGCGGCGGCCAAGACGGCCAGGGTCCAGCGGCGAAGTTGTGCAAATAGGGGCAGCGCGGCGGTCAGTTCGGGGATGCCACGGCGCTGGCCCGGTCGCTCGGGCGTGAAGTAGTGGACGACTTTATCCGCCGGGATTTCCAGCGGGGAAAGCGTCAGATACGAACGCCCGCCGGGGTGCTCGCGGAGCACCTCGTACTTGGTCGGGTTGCCGAATGCGTCGAAGTGTATTCCGTCGATCTGGTACGGGTCGAGCACCGCGCCCATCGGGCTGGCGACCTGCTCGGCCTCGACAAGTCGCAGGTCCAGCTTCACGGCGCAGGGCAAGCGCGGGTTCGTTACCAGCAGGCCGAATCCCTCGCCGTCCGTGGCCTTGGCCATGCGGAGCGTGCGTAATTTCTCGGCCAGTCCGGCAGCCTTGGCCCACGTTGCAAACTTGCGCTCGACCTCGCGGGCCAGGTCGCGGGGCAGGCCGGTCATCTGGAGGCGCGGCCCGGTGCCAACGCAGTCGTTGGCCAGGGTGGATACCATGCCACGCGCGTAGGTGTTGTTCGCCACCTCGTAGCGTGCGCGGTTCCGCAGGATTCGGCGCACGCCGGGGGCGGCGGCGGCATCGGCGGAAAGGCCATCGGCCATCGCCCAATGGCGGCGGTTTTCGTCGGAGGTTTCGGCAGCGTCGTACCGCGCACGGAGACGGCCACCGGCCAAGCGGACGGCGGCTTGCATATCGCGCATGGAGGCGCGGGGGCCGGTGGACCTGGCGGGCTTTGCGGCCTTCAGCGATTTGGCGGGGCGGCTCTTCACCGGGCACCGCCGGGCACGATCTTGCCGATTGTGAAGCCAAAGCCCCGGCGCTGCTTGGTGGCTAGGTACTTGTCTGCCTCGATCAACTGCGACAGGTCGTGCTGTGTCGCGGAACCGTTGTCGCCCGTCGCGCTTTTCGGCAGCGCGGCGGATTCAACGATCTTTTCCGCGAGGTCGTCGGGCATGGCCTTGGAGCGTAGTCAAGCGAAAAGTTGAGCGCCAGAGCGACAATAGGGCAGAATCGTACCTCTTGGAAATTGGCCCTTGACGCAGTGCCAACGGCACTAGGATCCCCCCATCAGCCCAGGCAATCCAGCCTGCTGACCGAGCGCACAGCGCACAGCGCAGGAGCAAGACCGTGAAGACCACCAAACAGAACACCCTGACCACCACCGTCGAAGGGCTGATCCAGGTCCTGATCAGCGAAGGCGACTGGACCGCCGAGGAGGGGTCGCTTGCGCACGCTGGCGGCTGGGCGAATACCGCCTATCACGCGGTAGAGGACTGCGTACTCGCCGCCGACTACGACGCGGGCGGCGGGCAGATCGGCCTACTGATCCTGGCTTACGACCAGGAGGCGACCCTGGAGGCCTTGGCGGAACTCGGCTTTGGGGCGGAGGCCGCTCCGCTGGCCCCTAAGGGCGGCAAGAGTCGCTACGGCGACGGCCACTTCGGAACGGTCGACGTGTGGCGCGACGGTGACGAGGTGCTGCTCGTCGAGGGCTCGCAGCCGCTGGGCTGACGACCCCACCAGCCGCCGGAACGTCCCCCCATCAGCCAGGCAATCCCGCCTGCTGAACCGCGCGAAAAGCGCAGGAAAATAACGTGATCAAAACCTACAGCCACCCAGGCGCCACGACCTTTCGGGCGGTTGTGCTAGCCGACCGTAAGTCAGTCACCGCCAAGGCGTTTTCCGCCTGGTGGTCCGCAATTCACGAAAGAAACGGCCCTTGCGCACCTGGCGGACACGCATCCTACACACAGCGCGAGGCCTTGAGGTCTCGCTATCAGGACGGGTCTAGGATCTTCCGCCTCGGTCTAATTCCGGTGGTATTCGCGCCCGGATGTGTCCCTCCCAGCTTGCCGCTCGCTGGGTGGGAGCTCGTCGAAGGAAGCGGGTACGTCCTGCACTCGCCTAAGATCTGATCGTTTGCCACCGCCTGGATACCCAGGCGGCAGGCGGTGGCCGCGAAAAAACCAAAGGAAAAATCATGGGCATCCACAACCCCCCCAAGCTCACCGCAAGCGAAAAAGCCGCCAACAAGGCCGCCGCCGCCGCCCGATTCCCCGACGGCGAGGGCGAGACGCGAATTGGCGGCCAACGCCAACCGGCCTGGATCACGCGACCTGACGGTCGCAAGGTGAAGGGGCGAGACCTTGGCGCTGAAGGTCGAGCGAGCCGCCTACGCGGCCTAATCGCCGCAGCAGGAATCAGCCAGCGCGAGGCAGCCCGGCGGCTGCACGTCGATCCGGCGACCCTGCGGCGGTGGCTGTCCCCGCCCACGCGGGCCAGTCACCGCGCCTGTCCGTGGGCGGCGGCGGAGCTGCTCCGCCGGATCGTCGAAGATCAGGCGGCGGAGTAGGACTCCCCGCCGGAAGCCAGGGCCTCCGCGTCCTGGCGGGCCATCCCGGCCAGATACTCGCGGAGCCGCTGCCGCCACCGCCGGAGCCGCAGGCGGTCAGGGTGAGGAGGGTGAGGAGGGCGAGGAGGGCACGCATTGCAGTAGTCACCTTCCCCGCTTTTCACGGGCGAGTCGTTGACGTTCAGAAAGGCTCACACGGGCGGCTGGGGCGACCTGGCGTGCGCCAGTGTCGAAGGATATTCCGCGAATCGAAGCCGCAACGTGGAGGCCCACCACCACGTCGCCCAGGTCGTTGTCGCGGCCAGGTCGCAAGGTCCACTCTTCCACCGTCCTATCGGCGGTGCTCACCACCGTTCGCTTTTCTGCGGCCAAGTGGGCGGCGATCATCTCGTGTGCGCTCGGGCTGTCGCCCGGCAGGTAGAGCGCACCGAGGCCACCAATCGGCACCGACAGACGCGACGCAACGAAGGATTTCCAGAAATTGGTTCCGATGACAACTTCCCGCATTTTGCGGGCTTTATTGAGTTTTATGCGCCAGTCGGTGCCGATCTTTTCGCCCGGCTCCTTCTTCCAGTCGCTCATCGGCTGCCGCTTCGCCCCGATGCCAACGCCACGGGACGGCATGAGCCGATCCTTCCACGCGGACATTTTGCAGAATTGGAAGACGGTGTCGGTGGAAGTCCCATAGCCCGCGTCGATCAACGCCAGCGAGACACGCCGTGGCGTGCCGTCCTCGTCGGGCCAGTCTCGGTCGAGAATCTGCGAGCACACCGCGGAGAGCGCGGCGAACCACGTCCCCTGCATCGATCCGGCGGGGTGGGTTTTTTCGAGCATTCCGCGCATTTCCGCCTTGGCGAATACCCGGCGTGACGGGTCTGGGTAAGCGGAGTATGCCACCAGGTCGCCGCGAAACGCATTGCCGAACGCACCGACGCCCCACCACAAACAGCCCTCGCCTACGTCGATAAAGGCCACGAGTTCCACCGCCTCGCGGGGCACGATTCCTGGCCTGATACGGTTCAACCGCCTTGCGATTCCGTCCGGGTCCAGCTGTGCTTGCTGGCTCGTTTCAAGGTCGCGGGGGGCGTTCTGGTACTCAGCCCAGAACGCCTCGTCCCCTCTGGTAATCAGCAGGCCCATCGCGTGCTGCACTGCCGATATTTCGCCCTCGGCCATCCGGGCAGGCCATGCGGCTTGTGCGCCAGCGTCCATTTTTGCCCGGTTTCCACGATAAAACGCGGTGGCCCTGGCAATCTTATTTTCTTGCGGGATGGCATCGTCGCTCAGGTCTTGACGGTAAATCTCGGCGTACTGATCCCAGAAGATCATGGCCGAGCGCGACGGCATCGAGACCATCAGCCGGGCGGTTGACCCTTGCCATTCCGGGTGGCCCTTGCGGTCCAGGAGTTGGGCCGCGCCGTCGTTTTTCTGGATTACCGTGCAGGCACACAAACACGCCACGCGCTGCCCAGGGCCAGCGAGTCCGAGAATATCGGACGCGAGGATTTGCAGGCGGTTCGCGGTCTGGTGCGTGCTCTTCGCGGAGTCTCGGGTCTGGAAGTCGTCCACTAGGCACAGGTCCGGTCGCACCTGCGAGCCGTCCGCCAGCGTGGCCTTCGCGCCACGGATTGCGCCGGTAATTCCCGCGATTCCGATAACTGACCCACCGCCCGCAGCCGTTGCGGGAAGGCGTACTTCTTCTTTGGTCCAGACTAAATGCGTGGGCACGCCGCCGCTGGTCTGCGCCTCGGCTCGACGGGCCACGCCACCCAGGGCACGGACGGCGTGAACGGCCTCGGGGAAGTCGGCTTCTAGCTCGTCGTTAAATGCCAGTTCGCTCCGCAAGTTTTCCATTATTTGACGGGCTGCCCTGGACGTGGCCGCGACTACGAACAAAAACCGGCGATGGCCGTAAAGCAGCGCCCACGCCGCCGCCCCCTCAACAATCGTGGTCTTCCCGCTCCCACGAGGCATCGCCAGCGCCCGCAAGCCACCGTGGAGGATTATCCCCTGGATGCTGGAAATCAGCGCTAGGTGGTCGTCGGAAAACGCAAGAGGAAACCTGGGGGCCATATAGGTCCGCAGGAAACGCAGGAGGTCCAGGCGACAATCCTCCTTGATTTCGGGCCGCTGGACCGGAGGCGTCTGGCCTATGTCTCGGGCCTCGGCTCGTGAGGCTCGCTTGTGGGCGGCCTTGTAGGCGATGCGGGCCGGGGAATCGGTCACGGGCTGTCCTTGTGGTGTTCGTCCGCCTTGCCGTCTATTACAGCGCTAGACGACTGGCCGCTTATTGAGGTGTTGGGCGGATCGGCGGCAGGACATTTCCCAGCCTTGAAAATTAGGCACTCGTCACCGCATCCACCATTTAACCCAACAACCTCGCAGTCATCCAGGCCAATTGGATAAACGGATTTTGCCATCCGATTTCGCGCAGCGTCAATGGCATCCTTGGTCGATACACCAAGGACCGCATATGTTTTACGCTTATATGATTTGAGCATAAATAATCCTGGGGGGTTAAAGGTTAAATAATCCGCCCAACAACGTCATGCATCGGACGGCTTCGCCGCCAGGTGAGCCTGGGGGGTTGGCCCTGGACTTCCTCGGCCTACCACCGAGTTTCCCGTTCCTGGCGCTAGCTGCGGCCTTTCGCGGGGACTTGATCTTGCCGAGGGCCACGGCTGCCGGGTTCTTTTTTTTGGTCACTGGCGTGCCTCCTGTTGGCGCTTGCATATCCTAGCGCTGGGATTTGCAAGGGGTGGGTTCGGTCGCCTCCAGACGCGCAAGGGCGGCGTCGCATCTATATAGCATCTCACCGTCGCCATCGTCGTTGAAATCTTTCTGACGTTTACACATGGTCAGCAGATCCCGCAGCAAACTCGCACACTCGATCAGCACGGGGGAAGCGTCGATCATGGGAATTTCCGTGATAGTTTTCCTGAGTCGATCTTCCACCTCCCGCTTGTGTGTGGAAGAAACCATGCCGCCATCGGCGGAGTCCCCCTTGTCGATCTTCGCCTCAATAGCGGCGTCAATATAGTCAATCAGTGCAGCCAGTGCGGCGGGACTCATTTGTTATTTCCTTTCAGTCGCGCAAGGGCGGCGTCGATGCGTTCCAGGTAGTCATGTGGGGCGTCATCAGACGGGCTTGCCCACCGCAGCAGGGCTGCGAGTTCGTCAAGTCGTAGGTCATAATGAAATCTGGCAGGTCGTGGAGTGCGGCCACGGAGATGTAAGAATCGCCTAAATAACTCTGGGCAACTAACGTTAAACCAATCGGCAACTTCGCGGATTTCCAACGAAGCAACTAGCGCGTCGCTGGTTTTTGACACCTCGGCCAGTGCTACGTCAATAGATGCCACCCTCTCGGAGATTGTCATGCAATAGGGTCGCGGTGCAATCTTTCGGAGGTAGTGGTTAATGGGATTATTAAAGATTTTTTTAAAGTCATTGTCGATCATGCTGGTCTTCTCCTGGGTTAATCGTTCGCTGTCGTCAACACGCATGGAAAAAAT